ATAGGTGCATCTTCACTTCCTTCTCCTAAGCCAGTATCAAGATCCAGAGTTTCTTGAACTGTAGGAGTTGTTATTGTTTCTATTGCAGATGTTTCTTCATCTTCACCATCATCATCAGGACTAAAACCTAACTTGAGACCTAATCTATTTTCCCATTGACCACCATATAAACCTGGACCCCATTGATCTTCACCTAATTGTTTTAACCAACCTCCACCTTCCCATGTTTCTTTTAAATCACGTAGAGGATTTCTAGTACCACCACTTCCTCCATAATCTTTTTCCATCCATTTACCACCACCCCATTCTTTATCAAAGTCTGCAAATCCTTTCTCAATATCTCTTCCTCCTAATTTCCATAAAGTCCCTCTTTCTCCACCTAACAAAGATTTTGGAGTCCATCCTTTAAAAGTAGGACTCTTATCCCATTGATCAGATAACAAACTCATAATACCTCCTTATGCATATCCTTGACCGATTCGTGCTTGTTGTTTTTTACCATTTTTACCTCCTTTAGCCATATCCATTTGTTCCTGAAGTTTTGCTCCTGCAAATAAAGATTGCATACTTGCCATTGAAGATTCAAGACCTCTTGCTATTCCTTGCTGTGCCTTCAACTGTCCTAGAGTCACATTTTGTGTATCTTTAATCCCTTTAATGTTCCCGTGAAGACTTAAAATTTCTCCACCTAGAATATCCAACTTCTTACCAGTAGTCGTGCGGAGATCAGTGAGTTTTTTAGTATCTTCCGATGTAAATGATACCTTATACAATGCAAGATCAGATTCAATTTGTTTTTGTGTTTTACCGAATTGTTCAACCTTTGTATTTAGCATTTTATTATAAGCATCAGTTTCAGTTTTCAATCCCTTTTTATAATAGAATCTTTCTGCTGGAGCATCATCAACATCAACCTCATATTCTTGAGTACCCTTTAATTGTCGTTCTAAATAGGAAAAAAATCCTGTTAACCAATTTCCACCTCTCTTATTTACATTTTCCCATACATTCCTTGTTCTTTTTTCTTTACGGATATTTGTATAACCAGGTTTATTCACACGATCATATTCCGTTTGCCACCAATTTACTTCAAGTTTTTTGTTCATTCTGGCACCAATAGCATCTTTGGTAGCATCATTAAACCCACTTGTTAAATCATGCAATCCCTGTATCTTCAATCCGCTTTTCTCATTCTCTGGGTCGTTGTAATCAGTTTCTTTTATTCCAAGATACGCTTTATTGAGTTTCATGATATTCTGGCCTGATTCTCCACTCCAATATTTTGATTCAGTTTCTTTTAGAGATGTCTCAAGACCTTTTCCTTCTGTTTCTTTCAAGCCAATTTGTGTATTTAGATTTTTAATATGTGCCTCATAACCTCTTAAAGAAGCTTTATGTGCTTCTACACGTTGTCTTACACCAGACCTTTTACCACGTAGAGATTGTAGTTGAGCATGTAATGATCTAGTCCTTCCACCTCCTGTTAGATATGCCATGCTTCTACTCCAAAATAAGGATAATCCTTGTCTTCACTTCCAATGGCATAATCGAATTTCTTCTGAATCAATTGTGCTTTGGAATAACGGAGACTTTGAATTGCATAACGTGTTGCAGACATAAGATCATCTCGTTCTTTCACAATCTTACCATCCTTACGATGATACATCCTGAATTCTTCAAACCATTCTCCAAGATGATTGAAGACCAGTAATCGTTGTGTCTGAAATCTTTGTAACATTTCCATGAGTCCGGGTTCAACGGCTTGCCCTCCTTCTGGATTCTCAAAATGGACAGGGTGCATGGCAAGGTCATTTCTTCTGTATATTTCTGCTAACGACTTACCAGATCCTTTGTCATGTTGGTTTCCATCATGAGGCCAGATGACAGGAACCCAGTTTCCTCTACGTTTAATGGCAGAAGAATGTATTTCTGGAGTCTCTGCTGATTTACGATACACATCATAGACATATGCAATATCAACTTCACGGTCCCATGCAATCCAGACACAAGCAGTCGGATGATCCCATCCGAAATCGATGGCACATATTCTGGGCCAATGTTCTGGTATTTTAAAAGGTTCTCTTTTAATTTGGTCTTCGTCAACAGGAAAAACTAAACCTGAACCTAAAACTGGTATTCCCTTGGAACGCATATCACGTTCATGAGAGGGAAGGGCATTTAATATTTCACGTTTAACATCTTCATCTAAATGTGGTGCATCATCCCATGTTGCATTGTAAAGTGCTTGGTTTGGTTGAATGTTATTGATGAATTGGGCTACTACTTTTGTCATTCCACTTTCAGGTGTGAATGTCATGTAGGTAAGGCCACCTCCTTTCAATGATGCACGAAGAGCTTGGGAGTAAACATCCATTGGAGGTTCCTCATCCATCCAAACGACATCAATGGCTTTACCCATAAATGCCATTTTCCCCTGTTCGTAAGATTTGAAAAATATCTTGGAATTCTGACCAGATTTGTGCTTGAGCAGTAAGGTACTGATAGCATTGGGGATTCCTGGCGATCTTTCTGTTTTAACTATGGCATCTTTAGGAACTGCACCTTTTCCATAGTCATCAGGATCTCCTGGCTCACCTAAAAGCTCTGCTTGGACAATATCTCTGACATTCTGTGCAGTATTACCACATGCCCATGCCTTAATGGGTTTATGGAATCTTGGACCTTGCCACCAATCAGGATATTCACCAGTACAATGAATCACCATTTCTGAAGCACCACAAAAAGTCTTACCCGTTTTATTTGCCGCCATTAATAGGCGTTGTCTTGCAAGTCTTCCATTATTGTCCCTAGCAGTGTGGAATCTATGCTGATAAGGATAAGGTTCATAACAAACCAGCTTGTTGGATTCCTTTTTCTCCTGAATTGCTTCAGCGAGATCCAGAGCTTTGGAAAGAAGTCCTTCGTTCATCTAATCCGATGGGAACGTGGTTGCTTTGGAGGCTTATCAATCCATGCCCAAACATCTTTACCCCAATTCTTGAAATCTGTTAGAGCAGTTGTTTCACTCTTCTTGATTCCTTCCCTCATCGACTTCTCATAATCTCTACTTTTTGGCATCATGAATCCAGAAGCCTTTTTTAAACCTGTCTTACCAACATTGAATTCCTTTTGAGTTGGTTTTATCTGAGTTTCATGAGCAATAGCAATATCTAATGGTGCAAGTGCAAAATCAATTACAGGAACTGCTGTCACTCCAATCAAAGCTTTCATAGCCCAATTCATTTGGGCTTGACGTAGTTTTTTACCTTTAGCCCATTTCTTAACATCTGTAGTAGTAGCAGTTACAGATGCTGGTTGTTTTACACCAGACTTGACCTGAGTCCCACTTGCTATTATTTCTTCTCCCTCTTTGAGAGGTACTGGTTTTGGTTCTGGAATAATTCTTTCTTCTGATCCAAGGAATACATCAGGGATCTCAACTTCACCACCACTTATAGAATATGTCTTCTGATTTGGTCTGAGCGATTCGCCTTCCTTCCTAATTTTGATCACAGGTTCTTGGGTTAATACTGATACACTTGGTTTTCTTTCCAATGGAACGAACTCTGTCCCCTTTTTAACTTCTTTAAAACTCTCACCTGATAACTCATGAACAGATTTCGGATCATACTCAAATTTTCCTGATCTGCTATCATATGCTGTAGCAACGGGTCGTTTCCGTACAGTTTGTTCAGATTCAGGTATTGGTACATTCGCAGGATTCGATGCTGTTAGAATAGTATCCGTCTTGACAACAGGAGGTTTAACAACTGGTTCATAAAATATCTGCTGGGTCTTCTTACCTCCTGACAATCGTTTCTCGATGTAATCAGGAGTCCATCTCTCTGTTTTAGAAATCTCTTCTGCCATCGATGCATCAACATCACGGATACCTGTAATCTTAACATCCCCTTTTTGCCCCTGTTTCCCGACAACTTCTACAATGTCACCAATGTTCAGACCATGGGAATAGCTCCTTAATGTACTCCTACGTTCTCCTTTAAATATTTCATCAAATGTTGTCTTCTGAGTTCCTGGCAAACCTGATGAACCATATTCAAAGTTCATCGGGAGTTGTTTCTTTTCAAGAGGTTCAGGAGTTAAACCTTTTTTCTTCAGGATCTCTACTTGTTTCTTTGCAACAATAGCTCTCTCTTTGGAAGTTGGACCATATTCAAAGTTCACAAAAGGATCTTTTTCAAATTGAGAAACAGGTTTTTGATGTTTCTTTTCGTAACGATCTATAGTTGGTATATCTACTTCTTTCAGTTTTACTTCATCAGTTGAGGTTAAAAAGGTCTGTTGTACTGATTGCTTTTTTGATGCGACTTTGCTTCGCTTCTTTCTTGCTTCTGCTTCTGTTGCTCGGAAAGACTCTTTTGCATCATCCAAAGGAGATAATTCTGTTGTAATTTTTTTACCCTTCTGAATGACTTCTGATTTCTTATCCTTACTTCCTCCTGTAAAGATTGTTTGGATATACCTTTCTTCAAGAGAAGTCTCCGAAGAACTTTTCTTGAGATCCACTATGTGATCGATAATTGGATTTTCAGAATATTTAACAACATCTAGTTCATCAACAACCTTTGTTCCTTCATTCGACCACTTGAAATCTTCTGCTTCTTCCACATTGAAGACAGCACTTGCAGTAGATTGTACTTTGACTTTTTTGGTTTCTGCATCCATCGATTTAGAACCAAAGGTTCCACTTTTAGTACGAGCCTGAGATGGCGATACAGGTTCTAGGTTCGGTCTGGTCTTATGTGCTGATAAGGTCGTATCTTGTT